CGTGGAACCCTTTCCGCGATATCTCTGAGCGTCTCATTCGTGAGAAAGACAGCGACATGTCGACCTTCACTGACTGTGTGATGGTTAAGCGCAAGCTCGAAGACATCCCTCTTGTTGAGGGTAAGCCTGTCGCTGCTATTCTTCCCCCTTCGTCATCTCATTTCCTTGGTGATGTTGTTTCTTGTGAGGAGTACACTACCAAGCAAACTTGGATTGGCATGTATGTCAATGCCCACCAACCGACTGTTGAGGGCCAGTGTGGCAACTTCATTTTCACTACCAACACTCGTGTTGGTCGCGGCAACCAAAATGTTCTTGGCCATCTTGTCGCTGGCCGTCAAATCTCGAGGCAGTCCATCCTTTGCCCTTACACTTATGAGACTCACGTTGAGGCTATTTCCCTTTTACCTCAAGGTGTTCTCTCTGTTGTTATGGCCCACTCTTCCGTTAAGTTTGGCCCTGCCACGACTGAGTTGCCTGAGAACTTGCTCGTTGTCGGAGATCTTCCTAACGGCGAGCGTGTTTATCAAAACACTAAGAACTCAATCAAGTATGTCGGTGAGCCCTTCCGTTCATGCTTGAATGGCCTTGTTCTTGAAGACCCCCGTGATGGCAAGCCTATTACTCTCGCTCCTGTTAATTTGGTTCCAGCTCCAGTCTGGAAACCAAAGGATATGCTTGTTAAGCACAAGAAGACTGCCTTCACTCCTGACCCCGAAGTCTTTGCAGTCTTTAACCAAGAGATGGCTAAGGTTGGCTCTAACATCATAAAACACGCTGACCCGCGTTTTTATGCTCCGTTGCCCGCTCATAAGGCTTCGAAGCACGGTGTTTGGCCTCTCACAGCTGTCTTGAACGGCGTCCCTGAGCTTAATATACCTGGCATTGACCCCAAGAAGTCTGCTGGTTATGAACCAGGAGTGAACCCTGGTCACCTTGGCCGTGCTTATTGGTTTGAAACCAAGGGCGAAGGTGAAGAGCTCACATTGGTTCCCTATCCATGGTTCCAAGAGCAACATGATGCTGATGTTGCTGGTGTGATGAGTGGCGTCCTTCCTGAAGTCTTTGTCGTTGCAAACGGCAAGGTTGAGCTTCGTCCTGAAGGAAAGGCTGCTCGCGAAACTGATTGCTATGGCTTTCGGTGGATGTGCCTTATCAAAGCTTTTTGCCTCCATATTCCTGGGATGTTTATCTCTGGTGGAGTCCGCAATGGCAGCGCCTTTGGAGTTGACCTTAACTCCATTGAAGGCAAGGAAGCTGGTGAGCAGGTCCTCGGTGCGTCCCACCTTAATGGCCTCGACGCTAATCGTTTTGATGCGTCTATTGGCTTTCTTGCCGAAGCAGCCTCTAAGAACCATGGTCGCTATGTTCGCCAAAAGTTTCCCCATGTCTCTGTCGCTGCTTCTGAGATCCCCACGAAGCTTGCTTGGCTTGCTTACGTCGTTTTTGGGAGCACTGTGTTTCTTAACACTAGTGGACTCCTTTCTGGTCATCCCGGAACTACGACTGTTGGGACGGAGATATCTACTGGTATTATGCGAACAGCTTACGCGTATGCTGTCCCAGCTGATTCACCTCCTTATGAGAAAGCTGTCTTCTCGCTTGGATATGGTGATGACCTTTTGGCTGCTCATAATTGTCCTTCACTCACCAATCCGCACATTCAGGCTATTGGCCGTAGACTTGGTGTTGAGTATACTGACGGCATGACTAAAGAAGTTGGGGCTCAATTGCCTGACTTTACTGATCCTCGTGACGCTCGCATGCTCAAGCGATTCCCTTGGAAGGATTCAAATGGCACTATTCATTGGCCTCTTGATCCCCAAGCAACTGCCCACATTCACATGTTCTATCAAGCCAAGGACATCCGCCCTAAGACAGCCCAAAATCAGAACCTTGACGCTGCCCTGCGCCAATGGTTCTCGATGGGCCGCAAAAACTTCAACAAAGTTAAGGCCGTGCTCAATGAGGCGGCCATTGCTGTTGGAGTTGAGCCAGTTGACTTGCAATATGTCGACTTGTACCACACATGGCTCAAAAACCTTCGTGGTGCTTATCCCTCTGAGGCTCCTCTTGTCTCTGTTAAGCGCCGCGTTATGCTATCTGAGACCCTTGCCAACCCGGCTCCTAACCGTTGGTTGAGTGACATTGTTGACCAGTCTGTCAGCAGTGGAACCATGGGTGACGGTAGCACTAGTCAGCGAGTCAACGCTGACGCTGTGACCCAAGTTCCCAACCAGTCCCAAGTTGTCACTAAAGACAAGCTGTCCAC